ATCTGGTTAGTTGGATAAGATACAGATATATCCTCGTCATATAGAGTTTTGAAAATTAATGTCAACGCCTTTTCCGTACCCTTGGCGTCATATACAGAGTTTAATATCTTGATAAAATTTCTTTTATCTATCGCAATATCTATAGGTAGATCAGGACCATACATAGCATAGAATTTATCTACATATTCTAATGTAGTAAGATCGACATCTACATTATCTGTATGATACTGAATAACCCCTAATGAATTGTTTCTCTCAGATGCATAGGAATAATATAATTCCATGAATGCCGAGAATAGCGGGGATGCACCTCTCAGATATTCTGTTATCTGAGATTCTATCAATGGTGTGATATTACTTGACATATGATTCTATAGATACTTTATTATTTGATACCAATCCAATAGTAGGATCTTCTATATCTGCAGGTAACATCAGAATTTGATTGTTTGTTGTAATAATATCTGTATTCTGTGGAGTACATGATATAGATACAAATCTATTCGATGTTAGGTATGAATGTACACTAAACACAATATTCACAGCCCCTGTTCTGAGATTTATAGTCCCTATTTCTTTCAATAAAACACCAGATTCTGTAAATAAACCTAATGAATTTGTTGTAAACATATTACCAGATGTATCTGTTGCAATTGTAGATTTACCGGGTATTTCCAATATAGTGACTAGAATAGGAATATCGACATAGGTATAGAATTTTGTAGATTTTACTGTACCAGATATCACAGACATATTTAAATTTTTAATATGCGTAGTCTGTGTACCTAACATCGGAGAAAGTCTAAAACAAACGGTTTTAGATATACCCACAGATAAAATTCCGGGATCTATAGAACTTAGATTTGATAATAGATTAGATTCTAGATAATCACCACCAAAAAATGATATAGAATCTACGTAAGCAACAATAGCACTCTTGACCAAACCTTCTATAGAAGGTTGTGATGATACTGTTTTATACTGATTAAATTTTAATTTTGTACTGATAGAAAGTAATGTGTATGTAGGATCTACAAATTCTGGAGTTATAGTCATCAGAGATGCAGATTTTACGGCAGGTAAAATTTCAGAATTCTTTACAGAATCTGATATAGTATACCCAGAAACAGGTTGCATCGACAAAAATACCTTTCCATACACAGGTGGGTTATTGGATTCACCACCCCATACAGAAACTGATTTGATAAAATTAAATTTTTTCTTTAGAAATATCTCATAATCTGATACAGTTACTACCCTATCTTTGGCAGTATTTGACTTGACTGCATTAATTTTAATCGAATCAATATTTTCTTTATCTGATCCACCAAAAGAAACTTGGGTAGTCGCCAGATTTGTAGAAGTTCCTGCACCAAATGATCCAGGAAATGAAAATAGTCTACATTCATTTGCTAGACTATAGTCTGGAGATTCTACATATTCTACAGTAATGATATTACCATTTGTTGGCTGAGTACCTAATATATCACCACCAAAATAGATCTGATAAAATCCATCGTAGGACTCTTGTATAAAATATACATTAGATGTAGATACTAAATTATAAACAGATGTACTCGGGAAATATTCGGTAGATTCTACTGTAGATAATGTATCTTTTACTTTAACAGTTAAAGTAGATATGTCTATATTTTTATTTGGTATTGTAAAAATAGAACGTACATTAGACAATGTATCAACTGCAAAATAATTAGATACTAGTGATCCAGCTACCAATTTTACAGATGTGAATAAATGCCCAAGTTCAGTTAATGAAGAAGTAACAGTGTCTGTACATACAAATGAATATGTACCTATATCATTAGACGACGCAAAACTTGTCCCACGGGGTATTACATATGGCAACATAGTATCGGGGCCAGTTACTGTAATATCTAAGAATGCTGTCGATCCGACTACTGATCGTGGAATATAACCCAATTCTTTTGCTCTAGAAACTACTGATGCCCGTTTTTGTGCTGTATCTAAGAATCCCTCATTATGTAACATATTGGCATAATACGCATTTGTATGAGTATTGTACGCCAACATATCTATAATTGAATTTAATGCAGATCCCTCAAAACTGTAATCTGTAAACGTGGGATCGTTTTTCATAAAGGCAATAATATCTGCCTTTATGTTATCAAAGTCTAATTCCGTAACTGGGCTGATATTTGTTGCCATATGCTTTTCGTGGTTATTTATACTATTTAATATTTAAATTAATCTATCAATTAGAACATTTATAGTAAATGGGTCTGATACATTGACTAATTCAGCAATAATAGAGCAATCAAGAGCATTATTACTAGGGAATGATACATTAACATCTAATATCAATATTCTTGGTTCATACACACTCAAATATTTTCTTATCTCAATTTCCAGTACAATCTTTACAGCAGAAGTTGCATTCTCAAATAGAAAATCATACACAGGAGATTTTATTTCTGGGTGAAATGGTTTATCTCCAGATTTGAGTGTGAGTAAATGAAGCACAGACTGTTTAACCGCATTTATTTTTTTCCTAATAGACAAATTATCTGTCATTGGATGTCGTGCAAAATTAAAATCTACATCAATATATTCTCGTGTCTTGTTACTAATTATTGTAGTCATGTTACGCCTCTAATTTTATTAAACCAACATCTACTTTTTTGTTATTCATAAACGTCATTACTTGTTTCCTGTTTCCATTGGAATTAAATGAGATATGAATCCACGGTAAACCCGTTCCTGTGGTTTTATATTCCAATAGTAGTTGGTCGAATAATACATTATTCTTTATCCATCCTGCAATATTGTAATATTCAGACTTACCAACGCCAGAAAATTGCATATCTGCTGCCATACCTAATTCATGTTGTGACGTAGAAGTACCTGTTCTAAACGCAGATGTCACCGACATATTTGGATATTTTGCCTTTATTTTATCTAGACAATTCTCGGCTAGGTTCTTTAAATTACATGCTAGTTCTGGTACAGATAATTTATGTTGAGGTGCTAGTTTGTAATGTGATACAATAGCATTTGAAGATAACATACCAATAGAAAAATATTTTGATATTTGTGTACTATCAGGTATATCTTTCTTGTTGGCAAATATAGTACACGATTCTGGTAGAGAATCTATAGAATTAATTGGTTCCACTTTATCTTCCTCAATAGGTTTGACTGCATCACCATCATCCAATTCTTTCTGTGTGATAGTGCCTTTCGAAAGCTCTTCTGCGCGATGGGCATCTACGGAAGCTTCATCACCATCATCAAAATTTATACTAGTTGCTCCAACATAATTTTCTGGCGTCTGTACTGAATAATCATTAGATGTTCCTGATCGGGCAGATGGAGATATGGATACAGATGATCCAGAATTTAAATTTATAGTTGATGAATCTATATCGGTAGATCCACTAGATTGAATAGAATTATTTCCACCGATGCCTGAAGTTTGATCGCCGCCTATTTTCCAAGTGACAGAACCACCAATATCATAATTTAAATTACCATCGACTGAAATATCTAAATTACCGCCGATAGTCAATTTAACATCTGAACCTATGGTAATTCTAGCTGTGCCATCGATATAAATGTAACCATTTCTCTCTGTAATACTGAAATTATCACCTACTATCTTATTCACTTGATTTCCGTATTTGTCTATTTCAGTATATGTACCAGCAGAGTGATATAAATGGATACGCTCATTACCAGGTGTGTCGTCAAATTCTAGAGTATGTCCAGATTCTGTTGAATACACATGATTGTATGGATATTGAGCATTATATGCCGGTGCCGGTTCACTAAATGTTCCTGAAATTGATGGAATTCCAGTACGTCGAGATTTTAATTTTTTCTCTACGTTTGTATTTTTAGTATTTCTCCTAGATAATCTAGATGTATCTTGCTCGTTCAACATACCAGCGATAGGATATTTACCCGTTGGATCTTTAAACCCAGTAGACTCAGCACCAGATGTAGAATTTTTAGACTTTACTCCAGAGTTTATTTGCTCTGTCGTGGTAGAACTATTTACATCATTTGTAGGATCGTTAGGCTTCTCTATCTCATTTGCGGAGGCAGTTGCAGCAGCTGTATCTGTAACTATTGTACATAGAGTAGAATATCCTTTCACTTTAGGATAATCATTAGCAAAACCACCGGCATTGACCTTTTTTGTCACTGTAGTCAATGCTTCTTCTAGACTAGAAAATGATAATCTACCAGCACCACCAAAGGCATTAATGAAGAACTGTGAAACTGCCTTTGCAGCAATACTAGAATCGTTTATTTTATCTGGCGCAGATACTAGATCAACACCTATTTTTGAACCTACAGTAGAGTAATTACTCTTAAATGTCAGTTGTATAAAACCGCCGCCTCTATAATTGTATCCATCCCCAGATGCAACAGATCCATTACCATATCTATTTGAATATACAAGATTTGCTAGAGCTACCTCGTTATTGATATATTGCTGAGCATCGGAGTCGCTCATTGATCCAAACTTAGATGGAAATATTGCCTTTAATCTAGCTACAGAAGAATATTTCAATGATTCTCTTACTAGTTTAAATGAACATTCCTTGGCAACATTGGATAAAATAGCGACAATTGCGTTTGGTTCTTTTATACCAAATTTCATCAACTCGTTATATACAAGAGTAACATTAGATCCAAATTTAGCTACCATTCTAGATATATCTACAGGAGGTGTAACTGTATCTAAATTTCCAACTGTTACCGGTGCTCCAGATGAATCTACCACAGGCGTACCAGATGTGTCGACAAGATTTGGTCCTGCAACTGCCTTTACTTCTGATGTCTGACTTTGTGTATTTGTACTAGATACAAATGTTTCTGATGTACTGATAGACAAAGGATTTTTATTGGTCGGTATACCATGTGCCGAACCCAATATTACGGGTTGTTGTCTAGATTCACCATCTTGAAAGAATAGGAAAACCATAGTCCCTGGTAAAAACCCTATTCCAGAATGTCCTATTCCAGACAGTGAAGCAGAAGTAGCTGGCATCAATGGGATAGCCCATGGTAATGAGTCGGTTGGAATGTCAGAAAGAGATTCAGAATGTACGCCAAATACTCGTACTCGTACTCTACCTAATTGTAATGGGTCTTGGACATCTTCTACGATACCCACAAAAAATGTATTATTCATTTATTTTGTTATCAGTGATTTTACAAAGGAATCGGATACTATTTCCATTGTCATTGAATGGTGAGAATTTACAATCTCATGTTTTATTGCTGTAATTAGATATTTACCAGAAAAATAATCTGATTTCACGTTTGAGTCGATTTCAGATTTAACAATTTCTCTAAGATCAGGAGCAGTAAATTGTATGACATTACCTGCTTTAATATCTGTTCTACCCTGTACTTTAATAGTAATTTTAAACGCAGATAATTGCTCAAGTAATGAATTTCTCTGGAGAAAGAAATCCTTATATCCTTGTGGTTTCAAACTGCCCGTTTGATAATTATTTTTCTCGATAAAATATAATGACGCAGATTTTTTACGCATAAGATCTGTTGTTCTTAGAGGTATTTTTTCTAGGTGAGTTGATTTATCAAAATCATCAATATAATCACTGATAACAAAATAAATGAATAATACATTTTTTGTGGGTATCGTAGAAGATGTCCAAGACCCATTACAATTAGGTAGAGT